ACCTCTTGCTCATTGATGACCCCATTAAGGGAAGGGAAGATGCAGACAGTGAAGCAATGCGAAGTAACCTTCTCGACTGGTATAGATCAACAGCATATACTCGTCTCATGCCCGGTGGAAGCGTGGTTCTCATTCAAACGAGATGGCACGAAGATGACCTCGCAGGATGGGTACTTAAAGAAACCGAACACGAAGGATGGGAAGTAATAGAGTTTCCAGCAATACTGGATAAAAGGGCGGCTAAACTTTTAAAGAAAAAGGAAGGTCAATCCTTGTGGGAAGAAGCCTATCCTCTTTCTCGTTTAAAAGAGATAAAGAAAACACTAGGTTCAAGAGAATGGGCTTCTCTCTACGCACAAAAACCTTCGGTTGAAGAAGGTAACATTATTAAAAGATGGTGGTGGAAGAAGTGGGATAAAAAAAATCCCCCTCAGTGTGACTATATTCTACAATCGTGGGATACAGCTTATACCTCTAATAAAAATTCAGACTATTCTGCATGTACAACATGGGGAGTATTTGAAGATGACAATGGTGAAACGAACATTATTCTGTTAGGATCAAAAAGAGATAGATGGGAATTTCCAGAATTAAAGAAAGTTGCTGTAGATTTATATAATGACTTTAATCCAGACTTAATAATGATTGAGGCAAAGGCAAGTGGATTATCTTTAGTACAAGAGTTATCACGCATGGGTATACCTATAACAGCTTTTAATCCTAAGAAACAAGATAAGAAGTCTAGAGTGCATTCAATTACACCTATTCTGGAGTCTGGCAAGATATGGGCACCGGATAGAGATTGGGCTGAAGATGTCATATCACAATGTTCATCGTTCCCCAATGCAAAGAATGATGACTTAGTAGATTCTACATCACAGGCTTTATTACGATTAAGACAAGGATGGTTTATTAATCATCATCAAGACTTTATACCAGAAGAAAAAATAGGAAGCAAAGGAAGTTATTGGGCATGGAAAAGATAATATGAAAAATCCACATACAAATAATAAAATTAAAAAGAAAACTAGCATACCAAGAAAAGATGTTATGCCTTCATCTCCAAAAAAGAAAAGTGCAGGAGAAAAATACTATAGTAATTTAAAAGGTTATAAAGGAACTGGTTATAATGTTAATAAAGGTTCTAAAACTTATAAACAAAAAGTTGCTGATAAAAACAGGGCTGATGTTAGAGATGCTGCTCGTGGTGGTTTTAAATCAGTTTCAAGTATGAAAAAGACAGGTGCTTTGGCTAGAATTGGTCAACGTGTTAAAAAGCAAACAAAAGCTGAATTAACAAAACTTAAAGGTAGAAGATAAAATGGAATCAGTAAAAAATAGTATTAAGAAACATGAAGGCTTTAGAAATAAAGTATACAAGGATACCCTAAATAAGAGGACTATCGGTTATGGACACCTATGTGTTGAAGACTGGTGGGAAGACGATAAAGAGTATCCAGAAGCACAACTAGATCGTATTTTTGATAAAGACTTTGAAAAAGCAAAAGAAGGAGCATCAAAACTTTATGAAGGTTGTGAAATAAATGATACAGCTAAAGGTGTTATTATAGAAATGGTATTTCAATTAGGCCCTACAGGTGTATCAAAATTTAAGAATATGTGGAAAGCATTAAAAGAAACACCACCCAATTATTCGGTGGCAAAAATTGAGATGCTGGACTCACGTTGGGCAAAACAAACTCCCAATCGTGCAAAGGAATTAAGCAACACTATAGGAGGAATAGTATAATGGAATCATCTGGAAGAAAACAATATGGCACTAAAATGGAAAAAGATAGAGCCAAAGAAGCCTTTGTTGAAAAAAGATTAAAAAGAATAAAAAAATCAGATAAAAAATATAAAAAAACAAATCCTAAAATGTCAAAATTAAAAGGTGCTTTAGATTGGTTAGGTGGAACTAGCACTGATAAAGGAAAAAAGAAAAAACTTTCTGGACAATTTGAAAGTATTTACGCAAGTAAACCAAAAAAAATTGCTGGAAAAGAATATAGTGGCAGAGATGCGATTGATGCATGGACTGCAACTAGAAAAGCTAAAGGTGGTATGGTAAAAGGATATAAAGAAGGAGGCTCTGTGTCTCGTGGACAATATTCAATACAAACTAAAAAGGCTAAATTCAAAGGTGTATTTTAAAAGGACATTTTAAATGGCAAGACAAATAAATGAACCAGTAGATCAAGTTTCTGTAGAAGAAGTTGAAATAGTTATAGGAGATGATCCTATAGAAGAAGTTCAACAATCAGAAAACTTAGCTGAAGACATTGATGAAGAGGATTTGGATGAGATAGCATCTGATCTTGTATCTGCTTATGAATCAGACTTACAGAGTCGTGGTGATTGGGAAGATACAATTAAGAAAGGAATGGATCTTTTAGGATTAAAACTAGAAGAAATAGAAAATCCTTTTCCCGGTGCATGTTCTGCACATCATCCATTAATGATTGAAGCGGCTGTTCAATTTCATGCTCAAGCCTTAAAAGAATTATTTCCATCTAACGGCCCTGTTAAAACACAAATAATAGGTGAGAAAACAAAAGAAATAGAGTCTCAAGCTGAACGTGTAAAAGACTTTATGAATTATCAAGTTACAGAGCAAATGGAAGAATACTTTGATGACTTAGATCAAATGTTATTCTACTTACCTATTGTTGGTAGTTGCTTTAAAAAAGTTTACTATGATTCAGAATTAGAAAGACCTGTAGCAAAGTTTATTCCTGTTACAGATTTTGTTGTATCAACAAATACAACTGATTTAAGAACAAGTGGAAGATACACTCATGTTATTCGTATGGAAGGCAATGAGTTAAAGAAAAGACAAGTAAGTGGTTTTTATAGAGATATAGAATTAATGGAAGAAGATAAATCTTCTGAGTCTACTTCTATGACTGGTATTAATGAAAAAATACAATCTATAGAAGGAGTAAAGCCTAGTAGCACTTATACAAAAGATGCACGTTTTACTTTATTAGAAATGCATGTTGATTTAGAATTACCTAAAAGTAAAAAAGAATTTGCATGTCCATACATTGTAACTATTTGTAAAGAAACAAATGATATTTTATCTATACGACAAAACTTTAGAGATGAAGATCCTAAGTTTAAAAGATTGCAATACTTTGTTCATTACAAATTTTTACCGGGTTTTAACTTTTATGGTTTAGGTTATGTACACCTATTAGGAAACTTACAAAAAACATCTACAACAATTTTACGTTCACTAGTTGATGCAGGTCAATTTGCAAACTTACCGGGTGGATTTAAAGCTCGTGGAATGAGAGTTGATGGAGATCAACCTGTAGGCTTTGGTGAATTTAGAGATGTAGAAGGTTATGGCGATGATATTAGAAAGTCTGTTGTACCTTTACCATTTAAAGAACCATCACAAGTTTTAACTGCTTTACTTGGATCAATAACACAAGAAGGTAGAAGACTAGCCGCAATTACAGATTTACAAACAGGTGATATGAATTCACAAGCACCTGTAGGAACAACTATAGCTTTATTAGAACAAGGCATTAAAGTAATGTCTTCTATTCATAAAAGATTACATAAAGCACAAAGAGAAGAGTTTAAGATACTAGCTAGAACGAATCACGATTTCCTCCCAAGTGATTACCCCTACGCTGTTGAAGGTGTTAGCCGTGAAATCTTTAAACAAGATTTTGATGGAACAATCGATGTACTCCCTGTATCCGATCCTAACATCTTCTCAACAGCACAAAGAGTTCTAATGGCACAAACACAAATACAGGCTGCTACACAAGCACCTCAAATACATGATTTACGAGAAGCGTATAGAAGATTATACAAAGCACTTGATGTAGAAAATGTAGATGAAATGTTAATTCCAGAAATGGGAAGTAAGCCAATGGATCCGGCAACAGAAAACTATACTATGATGTATCAGAAACCTGTTAAAGCATATGGATGGCAAGATCATGATGCACACATTTCTGTGCATGAAGCATTTATGAGTGATCCTTCTGTTATTCCACAAGATCCAAGAATGCAACAAGCACTAGCTGGAGCATTACAGGCACACATACAAGAACACCAAGCACACAAATATAGAATGGCTATTATGGCTAATGCTAATATTGAATTACCAAATGCACCAGAATACGATAGATTTAATCCGGGCAAAGATAATGAATACGAATCAATGGATAGAGACATTGAAAATGCAGTTGCACAAGCACAAGCACAAGTTTCTGGACAAATTGCACAAGCTAATCAACAACAAGCACAACAACAACAGCAACAACAACAAGCTCAAGATCCTCGATTCCAATTAGCACAACAAGATTTACAATTAAGAGCACAAGAAAATCAACGTAAAGCTGAAGAAGGTGCTGCAAGAACACAACTTAAAGCACAAGAAGTTCAACTTAAAGAAGAGCAAGCTGCTTCTAAAGCACAACTTGATGCTTCTAAATTGGCTCTTGATCGTGATAAAACAATGGCTGATATGGAAATTGACAGAGAAAAATTGCGTTCTAATGAAGAACGTGATATTGCTAGAGCAGAATATCAAAAAGAAATGGTAGAATCCAAATCTGATATTGAAAGAGCAAGAACAATTATAGAACGTGAACAAAGAGAAAAAGATAGAAAGGCATCCCAAGATAAAAATACAGAAGGTTGAAAAAAATAAACATTCTGTTATTTCTTTGTGGGATAAAACTAATGAGATGGCAAAAGCTGAAAACAAAACAACTGTGTTAGCTTTGTGTCAAAAACATAGAAAAGGTTTTTGGATTGTTTGTCACGAAGATGATTTAGAAAAAGTAATTAAAGCTAGAAAATAATGGATACTGCTAAATTTATAACTTATTTTAAAAACAAGATTAGTAAGGAAATTGACAATATAAAAGATGCTTTTGAACAAGGTAGAATTCCTAAAGAGAATTTTGATACCACTGTTGGTGAACTAAAGGGTTTACGAACAGCAAAAGATTTGTTACAAGAATCAGCAAAATATATTGAAAACGATGACAACTAAATTTAAATTAATAGAAGAAAAATTAGAAAAGAATCATCCTGTAGCTGTAGGTCACAGGATATTAGTTCAAGTTCTTGATGTCCAAGACAAAACTAAAGGTGGTATATATCTACCGGGTAAAGCTGTAGAAGACCATCGTAGTGTTGCATCCATAGGTAAAGTAATACAAATGGGTGATGATGCATACAAAAGAGAAGACATGACTGTGCCGTGGTGTAAACTAGGCGATAATGTTATGTTTGGTAAGTATGCAGGACATAGATTCCAATGTGGAAAATCTGAATTAAGAGTAATGAACGATGACGAGATTCTGGCAACAGTGCCAGATGTAACAAATATTAGCTAAAACTACACTTTGTAGCATAGGCTATACTTTGTTCCTTTCGTAGCAATCGCTACGCAAATTAATCATAACTTTGGAGAAAGACCAATGCAAATTGTACACGATTCATCGGGTAAAAAAAAGCCGATGCAAGTCGTGGATGATGGAAAAGAAACGAAGCTAAAGAAATTTGAAGGTGTTGATGTTCCGGAACAGGAAACACAAGATAATTCTGAGGTGGAAAAAGTCATAGACGATACACAAGCTGTCCATGATGAACAGACAACTGAATCCACGCCAATAGAAACAGAAACTGAATCAGAAGAGCAAGAGGAAGTAGAAGATACTATTGAAAAACCAAAAAAGAAAACTAATGCTTATCAGAACAGAATTAATGAACTTGTTAAAAGAGCAAACGAAGCTGAAAGGCAACGTAATGATTACTATAACAGGAATCAACAATTAGAATCTGATTTAAAAAAGAAAAATGTTGTAACTGAGGATTATGCTAAGTTGCAATCTCAATTTTTTGATGCAAGAAAATCTAATGCAGAAAAAGCATTAGAATCTGCTCGTGCTGCACATAAAAATGCACACGAAGAAGGAGATTCTGATAAAATGCTTAAAGCTGCAGAGGATATAGCAGAAGTTAAATATGAGTTGAAACAATTGGAAAATCAAACTCCTTTTGTTGCACCAACTCAAAAGCAAGCAAAAACAGTTGAGCAACCACAAGTTAATGCTCCACAACCAGAACCACAATCACAACCAGATCCTCGTGCACTTAGATGGGCACAAGACAATGGATGGTTTGGTACTGACGTAGCAAAAACTGGTGCGGCTTATGCAATTGATGCTGCTTTAAAGATGGAAGGCTACAATCCATCAAGTGAAGAATATTATTCTGAACTAGATCGTAGGATAGGCGATTCATTTCCTTCACAGGAAGCAAGTCGACCTAGACCAACTGTAGCAGGTGTTAGTAAAACAACATCTTCCTCACCTAAGAAGGTTCGTATGAACCAGAACCAGATCGCAATGGCTCGTAAATTAGGTGTGCCGCTCGAAGAATATGCGAAGTTCGTGAGGACTGAATGACCAATAAAAATATAAAAAGCCACTCGACTAGGGCTGAAGCTAGTCGCAAAATAGTATATCAACCTCCTAATTATTTAGAAGCACCTAAACCAAATGTAGATGGAATAAAATACAGATGGGTTAGAGTTTCTGCGGGTGGGGAGGATGATTCACAGAACGTATCAAAAAAACGAAGAGAAGGATACGAATATGTGCGTGCTGACGAACACCCAGATTTCGATGCACCGACACATGAAACAGGAAAATATGCTGGAGTAATAGGTACGGGGGATTTAGTTTTAGCTAAAATACCAGTTGAGATGTCTGATGCGAAAAAGGAATACTTTGAGCAAAAGACTAAAAGGCAAAGTCAAGCCGTTGATGCTGATATTTTAAGGGAACAACATCCATCTATGCCTGTTCATCAAAAGCGTAGTTCTTCGGTAACACAAGGTAAAAGAAAGACCGAGTTTAGCGAAGAATAGAATTATTATGTAAGGTGCTTAATTAACTTTTATACAGGAGAAAAATTATGGCAAATACTGACGCCGCTTTCGGTGCAAAGCCAGTAAGACATCTCACTGGAGGCACGATTAGAGCAAACGAGTATAAAATAGTTAAAGAATACGCAGCAAATGTTTTTACTGGTGATTTTGTTAAACTTGCGGCTACTGGATATATCCAAGTAGCAGCAGCGGGAGATAGAATGCTAGGCGTATTCGCAGGCTGTAAATATACTGCGTCTGACGGATCAGAAACCTTCAAGAGATACTGGCCCACTGGAACAGCTACACTTAATGACGGTGATGTCACTGCATTTGTGTATGACGACCCTAATATTGTTTGGGCTATTCAATCAGCAGGAAGTGCTGACTTTGCCGATATCGGCAATTTAGCAAACCACGTTGCTGGAACTGGTAGCACTGTTACTGGTCAAAGCAAATTTGAAATTAGTGGAACAACAGGAACGGGTACAGCAGGTTTGAGAATCCTCGGATTGTATAACGAACCAAAAAATGCCTACGGTACTAATGGTGTAATGGAAGCAGTGATATGGGAACATGAACTGATCGGACATGATCAAGGTACAGCAGGCGTATAAGGAATAGGAGAATAAAATGGCAATATCAAGAAGCCAACTCGTTAAGGAGTTGGAACCGGGTCTCCACGCCTTATTTGGAATGGAGTACAAACGATGGGAACGTGAACACGCTGAAATATTCGCAGAAGAAAGCTCAGACAGAGCCTTTGAAGAGGAAACTCTACTTACAGGTTTTGGAGCTGCACCAACTAAAGCAGAAGGTGGATCTGTTGAATATGACACTGCTTCAGAGCAATGGACTGCACGATATGTGCATGAAACTATCGCCCTAGCATTTTCAGTTACTGAAGAAGCTGTGGAAGATAATCTTTATGACACATTATCTAAAAGGTACACTGCTGCTCTAGCACGTTCAATGGCTTATACTAAACAAGTAAAAGCTGCGAATGTTCTTAACAATGGATTTAGCTCAAGCTATACAGGTGGAGATGCGAAAGCATTAATGACTACAGACCACCCAACACTTGAAGCTGGAGACCTTGCTAACGAACCTTCAACTGCTGCTGACTTATCTGAAACTTCACTAGAATCAGCAATCATTTCGATTGGTGGTTTTGTGGATGACAGAAATGTACCAGTTGCAGTTAATGCAAGTAAGCTAATCATACCAAAAGATTTAGCTTTTACAGCACAAAGAATCTTAAAATCAGAATTAAGAGTAGGAACTGCTGATAATGACACTAATGCAATGAGACAGATGAATATCCTTCCAAAAGGATATGCGGTAAATCATTACCTCACTGATACAGATGCATGGTTCATTCTTACAGATATGACTAACTCTGGTTTAAAAATGTTTCAAAGAAGACCTTTAAAAACTTCTATGGAACCGGATTTTGAATCTGGAAATATGCGTTTCAAAGCGTCTGAAAGATATTCTTTTGGATGGTCTGACTGGAGAGCCGTATTCGGTTCACCGGGTGCGTAATAAAGTACAAAACTAGGGGGGATTTTCCCCCCTTTTTATATCTAGGATTAATTAATTATACCAACTGTCCTAGCAGACAATCGTAGAAGCGATGGTATGATTTAACTACGGAGAATTAAAATGACTAAATCAACTTTTTCAGGCCCATTACGATCTGAAGATACTTTTAAAACAGTAAGTAAAAACTCCACTACTGGAGCAATTACTGAAATCATCACTTTAGGTGATGGCCCTGTTACATTGGGAGATGAGGATACAACTCTTACTAATGCTACACATAGTGGAAGACTAATTGTAGTTCCTGCTATTACATCAAACAGAACAATTACATTACCATCACCAGTTTCTGGTTCACACTTTAAATTTATTTATGGTGGTGCTGCAGAAGAAGCAGAAAACCTTATCTTTGATACAGGTGCTGATGCTAATTACTTCATTG